GTCGTATTCCTTACGGTCGCACCAACTCCAGGACGTACCCAGTACTTCGTTATAGTCCTTTATCCATTCCTTCGGGACGGACGAACTAAACGCCTTGCGCATTATAAGGCGGTCGTGGTTGCCTATAATTACGTCGGCGACCGGGAACGCTTCGGCCCATTTGCCAACGTGCTTAATCGCTTCGTGCAGCTCGTACGAACCGCCCAGCGCATTCGGGTCGGTTTCGTGGTAGCTGCTGTAATGGTTGTCTAGGATGTCGCCAATGAATACGACGTGGTTGCAGTTGAAGTTTTCGTACTGCTCTACGCAAAACTCGAAATACCCGTCCAGCTCGAACGGGCAATGCAAATCACCTACGACCAAGATGCGCCGTTCATTTACCCGGATAAATTCCAGGGCTTTGACCTGCTGCGCGGTTAACCTTGGCCGGTGTGGTTTAATCATAAAGCCAAATTACGTCCTCGTCGTGGCTGGCATCGTAACTGTTGTCGACGTGAATGAACGTCTTTGCAATGCCTATGCGATTGAATCCCACTTCCAATAACGCGCCAAGAATGTAACAACGCTTACGGGAATCCACGCAATGAATATCAGCCGCGCAGCCCATGGTATGGGCCGAATTTGGTCGCCCCCCGCATTTTTTATTGAATTCTTTTGTTCTGTACCCCGAATTCACCTTAAACGGTACGCCGGCTAAGTGCCTGGCGCGGTCGAGCATCTCCAAGAAATCTTCGTCCATCATGTGTTCACCGCTGCCAATCGCGTCGGGGCTGTCGAACTCATGATAATTAAAGTATCTCATAACACTAAAATTCCAAGGGCGGCAATGGCTATAATCAAATCGGCGATGTCGGCGCGGCCGTACTCGCGTGCCTTGTAAACCATGTTTGCGAATACCGTGGCTAAGATAATGTAAATCATTCGGCGTTCATTTTCGCTATCATGAGTTCGATATTGTGAACGGCCTTTAGCAGCTCCTTAATATCTCGCTTAAGTTCGTCTTGCCCCATCTCCAGCTGTATTACGCGGCCTTTAAGCCGTGCGACCGTACTGTTGAGGTTGACCCATACGCCCACGATGCCCGCAATAATTGGCAATAAAGCCAGCGCCATTTCATAAATCATTTCTCTTTCTTTTGTACTATATACCAGTTGCCATCTGCGTGGCCTAAGATAGTGATGCCGTCATAAGCGCGGTTGAAATCGTAAGTTGCTGCACCGTCGATTCTTGCAGTCGTGTCGCCAGCGTCAGGCAACAGCGTTACATACGTGTTTGCGCTTATTGTATTGTCACTATGGAACATAATCGCGCGGCCTTCGCTTTCGTCAATAGGTGGCAAGAAAATTTTGCCTTCTCCGTTTGCGCCTGACCAAGTATTGAATATGTGTTGTTCAATATCTCCAACGTAGTTGGTAGATTCTGCACGGTTTTGAATGTAACGGATTACGGTTTGGTCACGGCTGCCCCATTGTGCAACGCCATCGCCGCGCCGTTCCAATTCCGAACGGTAAAGCCCAGCCGCCGGCCGGATTGGGTCTTCGGTAATTGGTCGCGTAACATTGCCCGATGCGCTTTCAAATCCCGTGGTTGTCGAGGTATCGCGCGCCAACAAAAACGCCTCTATTTCGTTGGTCAAATCGCGCGCCGTGTAGCTCATTTCGAATAGCGCATAATCGCCGTCCGTGTCGTCGATAACCTGCCAAGGGTATATGATTGAGCCGTAGACGCTGCCACGCTGTACGCGCGTCGCCTTGCGCTGACCGCCCAAAATTTCCTGCACGCCCAGGCGGTTGATACCAACGCCCGTCGTGGTGTGGTTGAGGCTTTGCCATTGCGTGACGTTTTCCGCTGTTGCCGAAATGATAACGCGCACGATGCCGTCAGCGTTTACGCTTTCCGCGTCACCCAAAAGCACTTCGCCCTGGTCAATGCTTCCGCGCGCCTCGTCGCTGTTGGTCGCTGTAAATTCAACCGTGTCGCCCAACGCATCGCCGGCTATTACGTCAGCTCGCAAAACGACGATTTCGTAATCTGCGTCGGCCGTAGCCACGTATGCCGTGGCGTTGTTGCCGTCGTTGTCGCGTCCGAAGATGTCGATACTAACATCTAAACCGGTTTCGTCCGTCGCAAGGGCAGGCGTTTCAATAAACAAAGGGACGCTAAAACTACCGCCTTCGTTTACGTCAAAAATAGGGCTGACCCATTCGTAATAACTGAGCGAGCTTTCCCAGCTTATCGCGCCGTATTGGTGCGAAGTGTACACCAAAACAGAACCGGGTTCCATGAACAGTTCATTTGAAGTGCCTGTAAACGTAACCGCCCGCTTTAGGTACTTCGTTCCTGCCTTTATCTGCATCTTCAAAAGAACGCGACCAACGCGCGCGCTGCCCGTCGTCGTTCCGTCGCCGTCAAACTCGTAATTGAACGTGCCGGAAATCGCGAACGCCGTGCCGCTGTCGTAATCTATATCGGTATCGCTTTTCGTCGTCCCGAACTCGGATTCCGTAAAAAGGTTGTCCAAGATGACCGGCCAGTTACCGTTATAACGCCGCGTGCGCGTTACCTCTTTGAGCGGTGCGAGGTACGTGTATTCGTAACCGTTGAGCCGCTCGAACGTGCTGTCGAAGCTCTTTGCCGCTGCAACGCTTTGCTGCGTCAATGCCGTGCCGTCCTTGTACGTCCCTTCCACGGTTAACGTGGTGCTGTACTTCTGTGCGCCCACGGGCAAAAACCAAAATTTCCCCTGCGATTGGAAAATGCGAGCGTTAAATACCTTGGCCAGGTTTTCGAGAACCGTGAACACGCTGTAGTATTGGTTGTCGTTGTTGCTGTCGGGGTTGTAAAGTCCGTAATGGCTTATCCTGGTATCCTTGAGCTGGTTGCCTCCGGTGTACGCTGGGCTGCTCGCTTTGAAGTCGTTGACGTAATACAGAAAATCGTCCGTTGCGCCCCAAAGTTGAGTTGAACGCAACTTGTTCAAACATTTAAGAAGATGCTCCACAGCAGACGATTGACCCGTGTACGGTGTTCCGGCGTCGTCGTAGTCGATATTTTGCAGGTTGCCCAGGTCGTCGGCCGCCGTAATCGTGTTGGCAACAGGAAAGTATTCAAATGGCCGCACTACCTGTTCAGGATACAGCACGCCGCCCCACCAAAAATCGTTTGCGCCGTCCGGGTCTTTGTAGATGCTGACGCTGAACCGCTGCTCGGCAGCCGTCGCCAGGTCGTCCATGAAGTTCGTGTGGACGCTGTTTTCTTCCATCAGCGTGAACGTTACTTCGCTACCGATTACGGGTTGGTATCGGTCTTCGTTATTACCTGAATAGCGCAGTACGAAGCCATCAGCCCCAAGTACGAACGTTTGCGTTGTGCCGGTGAAATTCGCGTCGTGGATGTTTACGCGCCAATCGCCGCCAAGGTCGTCGGTAAATTCGCTGTATAGTCGTATCGGGTCAGCCATCAGTATCCTCTTACTCTGTTTCGGTCAATTGCGTTGCGCTCGCTGGTTAACAAGATGTCGCGTCCGCTAATCTTGCCGGTAACCTGTACAGCCTGGCCGCCTAGCATACCGCGCAACTTGTCGAGCGGCGCGATAACCTCCGGGTTTGTCTTTGCGCCTGGATACTCGCCTACGAGTCCAAGCGTCGGGCCGCTGACGATACCGCCGTTACTGAATTGCGGTAAGTCGAATCCAAAGCCGCTACCAACAAAGCCTTTTAAGCCGCCAACCGTGCCGGCAAAACCTGGAATGAATGCCGACAACACAGCAAACGTTGCAATCATGGCAGCAAGCTTTATCGCGATGGCCTTAAGTGCTTCAAGCAAAGCGTCCTTAAACGTCGTTGTTCCCGCAATTACGCCCTGGAATGTCTGCGTAAAAAATCCGCCGATATTTGATGCAACCTGCTGCATCGTTGCTTGTGCCGCTGCTGCTGTCGCTCGTATGCGGTCGCCCGCCTTTGCTAAATCGTCCTCGTCGCCGAAAACCTCATCGACAAAATCGAATTCAGCTAAATCCAAATCCGGCTCGGCCTTACCGAAAAACGCCTTTCCTAAATCGTAATCCTTATCTACCAACTCGTCGGCCTGCGTGCCCAGCTTCGCAAGTTCCTGCTTTAACTTGTAAGCCTCTGCCGATGCCTTCACCATTTCCAGCGTTAGCGCGTTGGTTGCCGTGGCTGCGTTGTTTGAATTCTCGCCGTTCTTGTTTAATTCATCGTTGATGTTCGCAAGCATTGCGTTCATCTTGTCGAGCTGGTCTGTGCCGGCTTTGTACGCTGCGTTTGCTGCGTTGGCTTCGTTTATCGCCTTGCCGCCGTATCCTTGGTCAACAATTGCCTGCTTCGCGTCGCGTTCCGCCTCTAATCCCTCAACAATTTCTTGCTGCTTCGCAATCTGTTCTTCAACGTTGCGCTTTTGTTCTTCCAGGCTTAAACCCTTGTTTGCTTCCACAAGCGCATCAACGGCCGTCACCGCGTTTTTCGTTTCGTCAGTTAGCAGAATAATCGCACCAACGAGAACGGTAAGCCCTGCCGCAACCAAGCCGAACGGGTTTGCGAGCATCGTAGTATTAAGCAAAGCGAACGCTGTTTGCGCCATCTTAATACCGCTGATAAGGTTAGGCAAAATCAAAAGCACCGGGCCAATGGCTGCGGCAATGGCAGCAACGCCCAAGGCAAGGGCCTTTGTTCCGTCGCTCGTTCCTTGCAAGAACTGTACGAACGTTTTTAGACGGTCGACAATCGGGCGCAGGTACTGAACCAAAAGCCGGCCGATTTCTTCCTGCAAATCGCCGAACGAGTTGGCGAGCTGCGTGAACCCGCCGTCGGCTTCGGCTGCTGCCTCTGCGCTGCCTCCGTATTGCTTGTTCAGCTCGTCAAGAATCAACGTCTGCGCTTCGGCAAGGTTGCCCGTTTCCGTCAGGCTCTTTATTACCGCCTTTTGGTCTTCGCTGAACTGGATACCCGAACGGCTTAACGCGCTCAGGTTTGCAACTGGGTCGTTCAAAGCTTTGCCCAGCTGGATACTTGCGCCCTTAAGGTCGCCATCCAATCGCGTCGCCAAGTCCAGGGCCGCTTGCTGCGTGCGTGCGAAGTTTTGGCCGCTAATATTGGTAAACGTCAGAAGCTGCGCCGTTGCGTCCTTTAGAATCACCTCATCGCCGAACAGCGTTTTGTTCTGCAAGTCGCTGGCCATCTTTTGCAGCTCCTGCGAAGTAAATCCAACCTGCCCGGCCGTAGACTTCAAACCGGCTTCAACCTGGGCGATGGCTTTGTTTTGTTCGCGGAAAGCCTGCACGCTGGTCGCGCCCATAATAGCAAGCGGCGCGGTAATGCCTACGGTAAGATTTCGGCCAAGGTTCTGAATTTCGCGCGTGTTCTTCGCAATGTTTTTGCGAGCGTCGCCTAAGCCCTGGTTGAGCTTTGAAGTATCTGCGCCAACTCTTAAAATTAAGTCACCTAATTTCGCCATGCTTATTGTGCTAACTGTCGCAAGATACTAAACCCGTCGGCGGCCTTTTCTTTCTTCTCCCAAGGGAACGTTGCCAGGTCTTTTGGCGTTATGCGTTTTTTTACGTGTGGGTTTACCACAATCGCGGCAAGCCAGCGCGTGCGCTCCCATTCCGCCTTTTCCCGTTCTTCGATTTCTTTGTAGTGGCCGCGCATGGCGTTACCGAACTCGGTGAACGTAAGGTCGTAAAGCAAAACGGGGTTAAGGCGCAATTGCCCTAACCCCATTTCCTCAATTTCGTCCCAGCTCAACGGCTTGCTTTGGCCCTCGTTTTTTTTTGAGTTCCCATGCAGTCGGCAACGGTTTTGCTCAGTGCAGGCAGGTCGGCGATTTCAATGAGTCCCAGGAAATCGTCAACGTCCATTTCGAACGCCATGCCTTGCGCCTTGCAACCTTCCTGAACGAAGTAATAAACCAGCTCGGGAATTAACGTCACGTCGTTGCTGTCAACCTCGGCAACCTTTTTGCCGGTGTTGTCTTCAAAGCGTTTCCAAGCTCGCATGGTAGCGCGAACCGGAAACGTCTTGCCGTCGAGTTTAATTTCAATCATGCAGCGAAGTTATTACGCAATTACTTCGCGTACAACTGTGCCGGTTACTTCGATGGTCATT